GGCCCACTGCCACTCTCAAGGTTCGGCTCACCAGTAATCTGAATTGTGACTTCGCTGGTAATGGGCGCATCAAATGGAATTGCCAGAGACATCTCACTGACATGTCCCTCAAATTCCTGGCTGGTGTTCTCGCTATCTGCTAATACAACCTCATAGTTCTGTTTGGTATCACTCTCAAAATCGTTCTTCATGGTTTCATAACCATCACGATCAAATATCATAGATAGCGTGACAGTACCACCAGCTCTGAATCCTGGGATATATTCTCTGTAACCACCAGTAGACCCGAGTGTCGTCACTTCGTGCATGTCCCTAGCACCAGACCCAAAGTCGATATTAGTGATCTTTGCAATGTCTTCCCATGCACCAGTTGCAGAGTTCCATCTACGAAACTTTGTACCCTTACCTGTAATCGGCTCGCTCATCCTCAATCACCTCCTTTCAAACATTAGATTATCCATCCTCTAACAGCAACGCTACACTGCGACGCCGGGGACCCAAGGAAATGATATCCAAGGGTTCTGTCCGAATCAATCGCAACCGTACCATTAAGCACAATCGTCAATCCCGCTGTTGGTGACCCCACAAAAAAGTCTGTAAAGTCGTATCCACGGGATGCTTTATACAGCAACAAAACACCCTCCGCTGTATCAGGCGTCACGCTCACCTGCACATCAACCCATATTGTCCCCTCTGGCACAATTCCTGAGAGATCCAATGTATGTGGATTTCCATCGAGCGTCATATCCGCCTGGGTAAAATCAGCGGCTGCTACCGCCCCGCGATCTACGTACTGCATATCATTATCCTCCTCTTCTTCGTCATCTCCCTCAGTACTCAACACAGTTCTTTGCACATCAAAATTTACGACAAAGCGTGCTCTGCCGTTTTCATCCCAATCCAGCATTGCTGGATCTGACATCGCCAAGATAACACTATAAAAAGTCCCACCCCACGTTTGGTTGGCCCTACCGTGCAGGGAAACCATGATATCGTGCGCAAGATTATACCCTATCCTGTAATCATTATTACGCACCCGTATCTGTATCGTTGGAGAATAATAATCATCCCCTCCAGGTTCCAGAAAGGTCAATGGTCTGCCACCAGGAGTATCAAATATAGTAACACAACCATCAGGGATAGATGGCTCCCTGCCAACAAACAGGTTGACGCCAAAGGACAGATCCAATGTGCCTTCCGCAGCCAGCATTGCCGCTATATCTACCGATGTTGCATTCATTTTGTCCTTGCCTCATCCGCTATGATATTCAAAATATCTTTCCTATCCTGTTCCAATCGAGCTTGCAAGAACTTAGGACCAGAGCCTGGTCTATTCCAATGAACCCCACTACCAACATTTTCATGGACAAACCATGCATACTCAGCGGTAAATCCCAATCGTATACCAGGATTCTTTGTATCTCCAATGGGTTCTGTAGACCAGCTACCACGCAAATTTCCACCACCAGGACTTATAGGAATCAAAGGATATACTTCATCCATCCTCCTGCGAAGATATATTACAGCCTTTCGCAATCCTTTCCTGCTTCTTCCTCTAATCTTAACAATTTCTCTATTGAGATTCTTGACAACTGTCTCTATTCCTTCAAGTTTTGCACTCACAGATACACCTTCCTCACGAATAGCGTTGTGGACTTAACCATCGGAGATTTGTCCACCCTCCTTATCTCATACGCGCCCGAGACACCCTTTGGATTGGTCTCGTCCTCATCTGAGGCGATGTCACCCAACGTGCCCAGCATCAGCCACCCCTGTGGCTCAACATCCTGCACTACCAAAATCTCCGCCTTGCTAACAATCTCCTTTCCGGTAACATCAGTTATCATCTGCACCTTCTCATCCCACCGTACCCCGTTCGTGGGCGGTTCCAACTCTACGGGAGCATCAAACGCCCTGCCACCATAACCATCAGGCGTGCCGGGACCCCAGTACACTGCCGTCTGAACGCAAAACTTCTTTACAGTGCTATCTATACTCATCAGTCAAAACTCGTCACTGCCTCTATCATCACAGCCCTGCGAGCAGTGGCAGCCATCAGTTTGCCACTGGGGTCCAACGCAAGTGCCTGCTGTCCGTATGGGGTGGATTCCAGGTTCTTTCCCCACTGTCCGGTATACTCAATGCTCGCTCCTCCCGCGCCCTCCTTCTTGGCCACGCGAGCAAAATCAGTACTCGCAAGCATGTGGGCGGTAAGCCACCGTTCAATCTCTGCTATCAGATCATCATCGAGATCTGTTTCGTCTTCAAATACCTCATCAAGAAGGAGTGTCGCCCCCGCTATGAAAGCATCAATGGTGGTCTCTGATATCGTCTCCTTAATTATGGCCTGGACCTTTGCTGCCGTTGTACGTGCCATTCCAGCCCTCCTTCCTCACCATTTTTACCGAGCTTAAATAATCTTGCCCACACATAATGAAAAACAAAATAAAGACAAACATTGATGATATTCCATGTAATTGATAGCTTAAATGCCTTAGCAACGCTACCAAACAATATGAGGAAAAAGACCGCGTTGCAGCAAATGATAAAAGCCCTATAGATGAATCCCTGACCGAATAAAACGCTGAGTCTAATCTTTCTCCAATGCAATTTTATTTCCTCCTTGCTTTCCAAAGTTTCGGATCAATGAACGTGAGCACCTCACTCTTCCACCTGAGTCCTAACCATTCTATCGTTTCGTACATCTGCTGATAATTCCCCTGCACCATACGCTCAGGCCATACCACCTTACAGTTAAGTCCTTCAGTAATCATCTCGATGAATCGTTGCTCATGCTGGTGTACCCACCACTTCCACCCCTCTGCCTCCGTAGTCGCACCAACTGCCTTCTGAAACGCCACATCCCTGAATGCTCGCATAAATCCAGTCTTCAGGCAGGAATTGATGATATCCCCTGTTTTGCGCCTCACGATAATCCACTTTGCGTCTGGGAAAGCGTGGTGCCAAACCGGCCACATGAGGCACATCTTAGCTCCCTTGTACATCCACGCCCCCGCCTGATATCCCTCCCTTAACATCACCCGCCATATCTCACGTCCCCAATCATTGGGGATGGGCAATCTCTCCACATCCGGCAACGGATACTGACACATAGGATCGGCATGTATGGACCTCAGATATGGTTTTACAATGCTGTTCCTTATATGTGCATTCTCGAACATACCACGCTGATTATTCTTAGTGGGACCACTCATCACACCACCAAAGGCTCCGCACATGTTGATCACGCCAGCAACCATGCTAGTACCTGATCTGGCAGCGCCAGTAATCAATATGGGAGAAGGCATGTGCATAATCAATAATCTTTTTCAACTTTTGATTTTATAACAGCAATATCACTAGCCATCGGATTCAATTTACCAAACAATTGCTTTACAGCAGAATCTACATCCTTCTTTCTATCCTTAAAATCAATAATATTAACGAATCTATCTGGTAGTTCATCACGACAGCTTTCGTACTTATTTACAATCTCTTTAACTGAACCATTCATCCGTCTCTGCTCATTTTTCACAGCCTGTAGCTCCGTTTTAAAAACATCCTCCGCTGCTGTAAGCCCGCGCCTTAAAAAGAAGCCAATTGCCAACAGCAACACTGCTACCACGATTTGAGCGATCAGATTTTCAAGCATCAGTTTTTCCTCCCCTCATTATTTTAGTGGCGCTTATCTTCCCTGTAATTAAATAGACCATGTCACCTCCAATGCTCCAATACCCAATCATCTCTGACCTCATGTGGTCTGGGTGACCCATGAAACCGTACTACAGATGCCCCCTGTGGCAAGCCCCTCTTGCAATCCACCTTATAAGACAGTACAACACCACGTGAATTAAGTTCCCACAATCCAACCTGCTGTCTAGTTAAGGTCTTGCGATAAAAACGCCTTTCAGAGCCCCTCGTAGCATCTCCAATTTCCTCTCCCCTCTCAAGCACCGGCATCCACAACAGCTCTGTCAATATGGGGTCTGGCTTAAATCCTATGATGCTCCCTCCAATTCTCTCCTGGCTGCGGCGGTATGCCCCCTGACACGTTAATATCAGTTTGGAAGACATCTTGTGTACCTTGTTGACCAATGGAAGCAGGGTCCCCACAATCACCACGTCTAGATCAAAACACAGCACGGAACCAGATAGTCCTGCTTGTTCAGAATACATATACATCTTCTTAAGATTCCAACGCAGATCAGATGGGACTTTTAATTTTTGAATTTTGGTATCGTCCCTATGTAATTCAATATTAGGTTTGTCTGTGAA